GTTGGACCTAAGTTGTATGTCCAAGCAACTAAAGCATCAAATTCATTTTGATCTAGCGGCACTAATACTGCGTCACTTACGTATGCTCCATATACAGGCAGCTCTTCCTCCAACCATTTATCTGCTTGTTCCTGCGTACATGTATCCCCTTCTTTTACGTTTTTAGTTCTACCGTATCCAATAGTCCAAACCCCTGCACTACATTTATAAGCTTCAAGTTCACAACCTTCAAACTTTTTTATTAATTGCTTACCCTCTTCTGAAATCTGCATGTTACTCTCCTTTATCGCCTGAGTGAGACGCTCCAAAATAGAACGAAATAATAGCACTTGCTAATCCTCCTAAATATCCCAATACAAGATTTATTAAAGCCTCAGAGTTTTGTTCTGGTGGTTGTAGCGTTACCAAGAATATATAACCTAAAAAACCTCCAATAGTGGCTATACCTATAATTCTTGCTGTCCAATCTTTACTAAACATACCTCTTGCATTTTGTTTATCTTCTGTCTCAAGCTTGAATACATCAACCTCAAGTTCTTTCATCTTTACTTTAAAATCTTGCTCCGCTTGTTTAATTTGCATCATTTGTTCAGGTGTAGCGTTTTGTATTGCTGTTTGTATATCTTTTGGATTGTTTGCACAACCAAGCACATCTGCAATCATATTACCCGCCATACCGCCCATAGGACCACCTAATGCAGTTCCAATAGTAGGTGCTACTTGACCTAGAATGCCTTTGATTAATTTTTTCATAATATCACCGTAGTAAATACTGCTATAGCTAAAGCACCAACAAAACTAAAAACACCAAATGTTGCCATTCTAATAGTTGTATTTATAGATGCTATTTCTTGCTTAATATCTGCAAACTCGTTGAAAGCAGTTTTCCAACGCTCTGCGTTTTCTTTTTTTGATACAGCTAAATCCTTAGCTACGTCTTGAACTGTTAGTCTTTTGTTAACCATATTATCTTATAGTATATATTGCTAAAGAGTGTTTTTTACCTTTAACTTTAATTGGTTTAAGTAATTCTAACTTAAAATTAGTAGATTTTTTAGTGTTATGCCCTATTATTAAATCTACGCCTACCTCTTTAGTTGCACTTTCAAGTCTTGCAGCTGTATTTACTGCATCCCCAATTGCACTATAATCAAATCTTGTGTCGCTGCCCATATTACCAACACAAGCTTCGCCACTGTTAATACCAATACCAATATCTACACCTATATTTGCTTCTTTCATATCCTGCATTATTTTTAGAGCTGCTTCTATAGCCATATCTTCATGATAATCCAAATCTATTGGTGCGTTAAATATTGCCATCATTGCATCTCCAATATACTTATCTACCATACCGCCATATTTTTTTACAGCATTAGACTGTATTGTTAAAGCTCTGTTCATGATATGGGTAACTTCTTCAGGTTCTAAAGTTTCAGATAAAGCGGTAAATCCACGCACATCAGTAAATAAAAAGGTGCAGTATCTTTTTTCGCCACCAAGTTTAAGTGCTTCTGGATTTTTTTGTAAGTGTTTAACTTGTCTAGGATCTAAATAATGTTCAAATTGTTTTTTTATCTGCTGACGTAATTTGTATTGCTTTCGATAGTTTATATAGAAAGCTGTTGCGCTTGTGAGCACTTGCGATACAAAGGTCCAGGTAAAATCTAATAAAATTCCCTTTTTGATAAAAAAAACGCTTGAGAAGCCGTTGGTGAGCAGTAAACCACCAGCCAGACTTATACCCTTGACCACACCAAGATAATTGATTGAGAGCCACGTCAGAGTGACAAAAATCGCAAAAATTAAAATTTCCAACGCAAAAGCAAAATCTGGTATGTATGGACTATCAGGAATCAGAATTGACTCAGATAATGCCGCTTGAATCTTGTGTGGTTCTAATAATCCAACAGGCGTAGAAATTTGCGGCATGATACCGTTAGCTGTCACACCAATAAAAACAAACTTATTAGCAACATCTAGTTCTTCTAATGTTGTTTGTGGTGTGTCGACCCAGCTAATCCATTTACGTCCAAGACTGTCTGTTTTAACAGGAGCTAAACCTTGTACAGTTATTTCTTCTATACCATTATCATTAGTTTTTATAATGTAAGTATTATTACCAGCAAGCATTTTCATTACTTCAGTACCAAAGGCGGATACAAAACCATCTGGAGTTCTTAGTAAAAGTGGTATTCTGCGAACTAACTGATCAACGTCTACGGGAGCAGTAGCAATACCTTGATCCGCAGACAGTTTTAGTACATCAATATTCTGCACTACTCCCTGACTCATCATACCACCTACATCAGGACCCAGTAAAACTACACCTGAGGTTTTAGGATATGATCCGTTTGGATTCTCAAACATAGCAAGGACAGAACCACCGTAACTTAGAACTTCTGCAAAAACTTCATCGCCTCCCATACGATCTGGTTGTGGAAAGGATATAACCCACCCAACACCTAGAGCTCCAGCATTTAAAATATCTACATGTATTTCAGCTAATCTTTGTCTGGGTAAGGGCCAACCACCCTCATCTGCTATAAACTCTTCATCTAAGTTTAATATGGTAAAAAAGTTGGATGGCTCCTTTTGTTCTACAAAAGCGTCAAAGAATTTAAGTTTTAGTATTTCTGTAGGCTGGCTTTGAAATATAAGTGGTAGTGATAGTAAAGCAAACAAACATATAAATATTTTATATTTCACTGGCTTTGTTTAATAGTAATAATACTACTACTGCCTCCGTTCACTTTGATAGTTTTAGAAACACCATCTTGTATAAAAATTACAGTATAACTACCGTTAGTATCTAAATCTACTCTAGCCGTATCATTTACACTTCTTATTAATGTAAGTTTTTCACCATCTATAAAAGATATTATTTGTGTGTCTGGGTCTTGTCCAAATTGAGTTCCTGTAAGGCTAATAGATCCTATATCTTGTGTAAGTTGATCCTCTTCCTCAGCTATCTCTAGTGCATCTATGACATCAAGCAAATCTTCTAAAAAGTTTACATCTAGATAGTTTATATCCAACTCTGTAAACTCTAGTTCAGCTTCATTATCTAAAAAATCCTCATCTAAATAATCAATATCTAAATCATTAAAATCAAGAATACTATTTGACTTCACAATAATTTCTTCCCCCTCTACCACTACTTCTTCAGGTGGTGAAACTATCAGCATGTTATCAATTAACTCTAGGGTAAGATCTAAAATTACCGGTTTTGATGGAGCGCTTTCAAAAACATTTACTGTTGTAGCTTCAAAAGGTTTGTTAAGTATGACACTACCAGCCGCAGTTATGACTTCTATCTCTCCGCTTGATATACCGTATTTATCTGGCAGTAATATAATTAATGATTCTCCTAACTCATTGACGGTTGCTGTAAAGTCAGTGCCACGTATAGCAATATTTGCAGTTGGAGTTTGTAAAGAAATATTTTGTTTATTGATGCGGTTGAGATTACCAGTTATAAATCTAGTGGTGCCTAAGGCAAAGGTAAGAGCCATCTTTGATTTATCTGGATCAGGATCAAAAATGTATTCGTTTATTAAGAGTTGTGAGTGTTCTGTAAGTTTTACCTGGCTGTCATCTAAAAACTTAATAGCCATACGGCCATTATTAGTTATAGCCTCATCATTAGTTTGTATACCAAAATTTACTGTAGCGTCATAAGGTTGATCTCTGACAACACTAGCAGAGCCTGAGAGCTCAGATATATCTCCTATATCAACAGCTTGTGCTTGTACCTTGGTCGTTTTGAGTAATACAAATATTACTATTAGAAGTATTTGTAATAAGCTTAATATAGTCCCTTGCAAGCGTTGAAGATTGCGTAATATCAAGTGTGTTTGAACTACCATCTAAATCTAAGTAAAAATATCCACTATCAGCGGAAGTAGTACCAGCATAGCCACTACCACTAAAATTAATTGTGTTACTGCTACCATTAACATCTACATAGTTTATCGCATTTGCGTAATCTATATCAAAATCAAAAGCATTACTGCCGCCTGTAATAATCCAATCTAAATCTAGATAAGATGCATCATCATCCTCTGCAATAGCTAAATCAAACGTGTTGCTTGATCCGGTAACATTAATATTCATATTTATATAATCAGAGTCTATAAGACCTGTACTGTCCATAAGAATGTCAAAAACATTACTGTCGCCTGTAAATTCAAAAAATCCAGTAAAATTATCACCGTCTATAGCGTCTGATCTAAAAACGTTTGATGCACCTATTTGATTGATGTCAAGTATCATTGACACTCCATCTAAGTCTAGAGCCGTCATGCTTCCTGTTTCTGCTGATGTCCCGCCAATAAGGTTAGAGCCACCTTGTTGCTCTAAATCTATTGTTGCTGAATTTCCTGACTGCGTTACGCTTATCTCATTATCTGCAACCAAAGATAAAGACATAAACAGTACAATATTAATTAGTTTCTTCATATTTCCAATACCCTCGTGTATTTCCTATATTTATTATTTCTAGCACTGCTCCTTCTATTGCTTTCATTAAAGCTAAGGTTGTACTTTCGTTGCGGGTGGCTCCCGTTTCTATTTCAACCAACTCTGTTCCCATCTCTATAAATTTGAAAACATCTTGCGATTGGCCATAACTATAGATAGTTTTTTGCGACATAACTTCTATTAATATCTCGCCTGTAGCTACTGATACCATTCTAAGACTTACGCTTACGCTGTCCTCCCGGTATTGCATGCTTGATCCTATTCCTAAGTATCTAGCACCTAAACCTCCAGTAACTAAGTTACTATCATAGCTTACAACTGCACCTTCTAGCAACACACCAGCAAATAGCAAGGGACCGAGCGCTTGGTTTTCTCCAAGCTGCTCTCTAGTAGACCTTATCAATTGTCTTTCTTTTGTAAGATTATCAAGACCAACTCTCTCTACTACACGAAAGAAATTACCATTAGAGGCGTGTTTCAAAGAACGAATGAGAATGGTGTATGGTGCTTGGGTGATAGCAGAAGAAAAAAGAGCAAACTCGCTATTACTTTTTCTTTGTCCAGTTTGATCAGTAAACGCTGTTGGATAAACTGCAACTACTGGTTTGACAGTAGGAGCCGGTATGTTAGCTAGTTCATGTGATTGCAAAGCATAAATACTATATTCATGTAGTCCTTTGCTTTTAAATCTGTCTGGCTTAGTATCTTTTACAACTTCTAGTATGGAGCAACTAGAAAGAGAAATCACCAAGAGGGAGTTCAATAGTAGTGGTCGTGCCATCATTTGTGTTGAATATTGTTAATATAATCATGCCGTCCTCAATCTTGTAAGATATTATATTACCTTCAAGTTCAAACTTGCCTTCAGTTGATTGTGTCTCCCCAAACATATTCTCAACTATTTGCCTTGATATTTGTGCGTAAATACGGCTTTCTAAATTCCTAATGAATCTTGCTAGTGTAGTGTTTTCTGCATCTCTTTCTAATTCGTCTTGAAGAGCTTTTATTTCCTCTTTAATAGTCATCTTACGCATATGCTCTTGATTCTCTATAGTTAGATAGTGAGAGCTTGTATTTACGCCAGAAAAAGAGGGTGATTTAAATTTAAAGGTTATAGTATCTGCTTTGATGTTTACGCTAACAATACCAACAAACAAGACTACAGCCCAAGCTATAACTATTTTGTAGTGTAATGGTAAGTTAATCTTTCCTTTGGTCATCTCTATCCGCCTTAGCAATCTTATTACTATCAATTAATTGTGGAACTCCTAGTATAGTTTTTATTAGTGTGTCTTGTCTAATAATCTCATTATCTAAACTACGTATTCTATCTATTAACGCTACTAAAATACCGTGTTGGCTATCAAGTTTCGTACCTAATCTTTCTTCAATAGCAGCTATTTGCCCCTCTACTTTTTCATCAACAGTATCAAGTTTTGTTTCCATACCGTCAACAATCCGCATGATAAGTTTGTATATAAACCAGCCAAGACCTAACGCTGCTGCTATAGGAAAACCAACCTCTTGAATTAATTGTACGGCAGACTCCATACGCTAGTAATCACCCCATACCTTAGTTTTTTTACCGCCATCATAAGGAACTGCATGCCCCTCATCTATAAGTATTTGACAAATGTCTTTACCATCTTCTGTATACGGTATACCTAAAATACGGCCATACTTACCTTTACCTAAAGATTTTACTTTGATTTTACCGGCACATAACTCTGCAAGCCTAGCTTTTGCTGCTAGGCCAAGTTTCTTTTCTGCAAGATCTCTTGTGCGAGATTCTGGGGTGTCAATCTCAGCTAACCTTACTCTTTGCTTGTGAAGCTTTACATCAAAGCCAAGATCTAAACTACAGTCAAAAGTATCACCATCTACTATTCTTTCAAGAGTTGCATTATAAACAAATGCATCTGGTGCATCAGCCATTACTTTTTACTTTTCTTTACTCTTTTGGTTGTGTAAGCCTCATTCACATCAGGAGTAGATTTATCGTCACCAACGTATCTACCTTTGTCATCACGAGTTCTTACAACTACATCTTCTGAATTTGTAACAAAATTAACTAACTTTCGCATCCACTTCATTATCGCTCTCCTGTAAAATTTCATCTGCTTGCTCTTTTGTAGAATTTACAAAAGAATTTTTAAAAACACTTAAGGCTGCATTTATTTGATCTAATTCGCTTTGTGCAGTAAATTGTTTACGACTTAAATCCTCCATCTGGTGATACAGATATCTTTGTTTTTCATTAAGATCCCTAACATACATTTCTGTACCATCTACAGAAACTACTGGGCCTTTATCGACTTCTTTTTCTTTTTTAACCATATTTATCCCCTTTTAAAAAAATTAACTTAATGTTTTAGTAACACTTGTAGGCGTTACTTTTTCAGCTATTCGTGCATCTACATTTGCTTTTAAAGCTGTAACTTCATCACTACCTAACCCAGCTTCAACCCAGCCTTGTACATCACTAGCTTTAAGATCAGACCAATTAATAAAACTTGATAGATCATCTGTACTAACGCTTTGGCTACCATAAACTGTAGCTGTTTGTGGGTTACCGTCAGCGTCCTTATTAGAACTATCAGATCCAGTTAATCGCCAGTGAACATTATGCACCACATTTGATTTGCCGCTTTTTGATGGGTATGTGTCGCATGTGCTTACATCCCAAGTATAAGATATTGCCATATTATTCTCCTTTTAAATTTGCAATTTCACTTTTTAGTGATTCTATTTGTTCTTGTTGTTCTTGAACAGCTTTTATAAGTATAGGCACAAAAACTGAGTATTTAACTGATTTTATACCCTCATCATTAGTTTTTACTAGGCTTGGAAAAACGCTTTCTAATTCTTGAGCAACGACACCAATTTGTTTGTCCTCACTACCAATTAAATTATAGTTTCGCACTTGCACTTTATTTATGTCATCAAGTTTATTTGTAGCATCAACAATATTTTCTTTTAATCTTGCGTCTGAAAGAGCGCCATAAGAGTTATTAGTGTTTTCAGCATCACCATCTCCTTTTATTCTGAACTCACCTGCATTCCCAAAAAACTGAGCCACATTAGCAGTTGCACCTACATCAATTGCACTCTTTATCCTGCCATTACTACCATTTAATAAAATACCAAAGTTAGACGAATCAATACTTGTTGATGTTGTTCCTATAGTAACTTGTCCTCCAGAATGAATCCTGATTCTTTCAGCATTATTTGTTTGAAACCTCATATAGTTTGTATCATGATCATAAAGTATTTGACCTATATTATTATCTTGAGGATCACCAAAATTTATATATCCAAAAGAAGTATTGTCTGTTGTTTGTAACTCTATACCTGCTGAAGATGCAGCAATATCTAAAGGTGCTGAAGGAGAATTTTCTCCTATACCAACATTCCCTGAAGTATCAATACGCATTCTTTCAGTATCGTTTGTGTCTATTATCAATGCATGATTGCTTGATGTGCCAATATGAGCATCTGAATTTTG